CTTCAGGAAGCTGCAAGGTGCCGCTCATGTGCAAACGGCATGGACTCTCAGCTCGCCTGCTTCGGTTCTCTTTCCCTAACAGGTATTATCATAAGCTATTTCTAGGGAAAGGCAAGGGGTTTTTGGCGGGATTTTATACCCCGTGCCGCTCCTCAATTTCAAGGACTCACCTCCTCTCCACTGATTCGCATGCACGCAAATGAAGCGACACGGGGCCTTTCAGCCGCTAACGCTCAAACGCAATCGCGGAGCGCGGCCTTCGGCAATGGAACCCAGACGGAGCATCCACGTGTACTAACCCCATGTCAAATGTGGGCCGGTTCGGATGTCGATTCACAGGCTGCACTGCACTTTAGAGTATACTCTTACTGAGGATATTTACAATGGCCGGCAAAAAAGGTTTCGTTATGGTCCCTGCTATTCGAAATCCTGGGGGTAAAATTCGGAGGCGTCCGAATGTTGCCGCAGGTTTCGTCGATGAAGAAGGGAGGTTTTCATCCAATCCGCGCTTCCTTTGATTATAGCCCATCGCGCGTTGGGGAAAAGTCAAAACCAAAACGGAAGAGGAGGTAAATGGCCGGGTTACCTACCGGCCCTCGGTACCACCCGAGAGGCTCTGCTTACGCGGAGATGGGAGGGCATTGCACTCCCCCGAGCGCACGGCAAAGGTCGCTGCAAACTCGTACAGGCCAGATGCGGCCCTCCAGATCGCGACATGGGTTATTGCTCCGCCACCCACGCCAACGACTGCTCATCCGCCGGTCTGTAACTTACGCCTTTGTCAAGGTCGCCGGGATTTTTCTGCTGACCCTCATCGAAAGAATCGCGGTAGATCCCGCAACGGGCGCATACGCAGTGGAACTCGAGCCGCGTCCCGCCGACAGAAAACACACCGGGATTCTCGCGGCATCCGCCCAGCAATTCGATGGGACGTTGCCAGTCATGATCCTCATTATCCTCGCCGCATTCGGTAGGCTCGGGCTTTTCCTCCGGCCCCGCCGCTACTTCATCCGTATCGTTGCGCCCGTCGCCCCAGTACCAGCCCGCGTATGGCTCATCCGTCTCTGGATCAAGCTCATGGACATAGACCGTGACCATTACGCGCTCGTCGTAGCTGCCTTCTGACGACCACTCTTTCGCTTGCTCGATCGCGTCTTCCAGCGACTCTGCATCGATGATTTCCGACGCACCGAAATCTTCTCGAATTTCGTACCGTTTCATTTACGCCTCCCACAGACTTCCATGTGCGCTTCGTCGCACAATTCCGCCGCGCCGCACAGGGGGCAGTTCGCGTGATCGTGGCCGTGATGCCGCACGTTGTCCGTGATGCGTCGCTCTTTGACTTCATCGCGCGAAAATGCCATGCGGCAAAATTCGCAATAGTAAACCTCTCCGCCACAGTTGCAAGCCATCGGAATAGCGGTCTGTTGGGCGCCAGTTTGAGCCATTTTTATTCTCCTGCCCGTTGGTGGCGGGCTACTGTCTACTCTTTTAGTGTACTCGACTCCCCTGTGTGTCCCAATAGGGAACTTCCCTGATAACGGTACCAGTGGCTTTCGATGTCAAGGGGGATCCAATAGGGAAATCTCTAGGGGGAGGTACTGGTCGGGGTTGCGCCCAAGGCATGCGCGCTGCCAGACTGCGCTACACCCCCCGATCTCTCCGCAGGTGGACTGCAAACCGAGTATAATCCAATTGGAAAGGTGCAGTCCAATGAAAATTCTCCAAGTCTTCGCGCTTCTCTTCCCCTCCGTTGTTTTCGCCCAACCCGTCCTCACGGTAACGGGACCTGTTTCCATGATGCCTGGACAAACGGCAACAAACTTCACGGTTTCCCTGTCTGGAAGCGCCGGCCAGAATCTTGCGGCGGTTCAATGGAGTTTCAGTCTGCCGGCGGGAGTCACACTGGGAACACCTACGACTTCCGCGGCTATTCTTGGGGCATCTACGTACTGCGGCGGGGCGGCTCCTACGGCTCCCGTGCTCCCTTGGACATGCCTGACTGTGGGCCTCTCAGCCTCCAACGTGGTCACTCTGTTGACCATGACAGATGGGACGGTGGCAACGATTCCCGTGAGCGTGGCAAGCACGGTATCGCCTGGTTCGCTATCGTTTCCCATTATGGGCATCTTTGGTGTCTCGGCAACGGGAAGTCCGGTCGGAGTGAACCCGGCCTCCGTACCGTTCGTAATGAGAGTATTGAGCCGTTGTGATGTGAATGGCGATGGAGCGGTAAACGGTATTGATGCCTCTTTAGTCCTCAATGCCGTCATTGGGATAGGCACCTGCCCGCTTCCATCCGGGATGATTTGCACGTTGCAAAGTGTTCAGAAGGTTCTATCGGCCGCGCTTGGGAATGCCTGCACGCTTTAAAACACTAGTACTCGTTTTCACTTGACAACGTGCGTACGTTACCTGTACACTGTGCAACATGGCACAGAAGAAGTCCGAAACACCTCAATTGACACTTTCCGAGATTGTTGTCGAAAAGGAACGACTCGCAAACGAACAGGCCATGTTGGATGCGCAACTTGCGGCGGCAAAAGAATCGGCGTTTACCGTCCTCCAAGGCAAACTGGACGAGTTCAACGCAGCCTTCGGCACGAAGTACGAACTGACGGAGCCATCCGTCCGCTCAATTTTGAGTGGCCCACGCAAGTGTAGCCAATGTGGTCAAACCGGCCACACGAAAAAGACGTGTCCAAATCCGACTCCAATTCCCTCCGATGCCGCAACTACCTGAAAAGCGGAGTGTGAAGGAAGTTAACAGCTTTCCGCCGTCGCTTGAACGTGTAGATTGGTCTAAAGTGATCAAACTTCTACAGCAGCAAAAGCGTTGGGACGATATTCCAGAGCGCCGTATGGACCCGCTAGATGAAGTGTTAGCGGGTACCGATAGCAGGGAACCCCCTGATGTTCAAGAGAAGAGAGAAAGGGGAGACTGAAGGCATGACATTTCCAATGGCAGTATTTGACGAACAAGCCTCTCTAGCCGATCAGCAGACCGCAGAACTCTGCCTGACATTGTCCCAGGCCGGCGTTACCTTGCGAGAAGCTCAGGCGTATGGGAGCCTCTTCCATGCCAGAACCGATTGATCTCTGCGGGGTAGAATTGACCTCAGAGCCCGTGCGCGTGGTACTGAGTAGACGGGGAGTTCTCGCCTTTCCGATGGCGCTAAGGGCTTCGGGTTTAGCACGGAAACATTCTAATCATGCCGATGCCGTTATGGTGAAGGTCGATGGGAGTAAGTACTTCACGTACTGGCATCGAAGCTTCTGGATGTTGGCATGACGTGTTCCTGTTGCCCCGCCAAATCGAAGAAGGAAAAACTTCCACCCGGCTGGAAGCGGTTCAAGGAACAAGTCTATTGTGCCAAGTGCTGGCGGGAGCGGTACTTTCTACGTGCCATCAGTATTCCAATCTCATCTCCGTTGGATGCCTCCTGGGAGGAACTCAGGCAGGCCGTGAAACAGATGTGGCGGCTGACTACCCAATGTTCAAACTGGATGGCCACAGAACTCTACGCTAAAGACGTGCGCCGCAACGGGGAGGAGAAAATGCCGCCCATGGCCCATATCTATCTGTACCCCTCGGCACGCGAACGTTTTCCTGACCTTCCGCCCCAAACGGTAGCGTCACTCGAGCAGGCGGCGCAGAAGAAGTACAAGGCCATACGTTATCAGACTATCTGGATTTGCGCGCGATCACTCCCGACCTTTCGCTATCCAGTCCCCTTTCCGGTTCACAACCAATCCTGGCACCCGAGTCTTGAAGATGGTAAGATGCTGATTTCGATTCGGATCGGAGAACGGAAATGGTCCCTCAAGTTAAAGGGAGGTGCCAGATTTCGCCGGCAGTTTCAGAGGTTTCGGGATGTGGCCCGAGGTGATTCTCAGTATGGCGAAGCCGCTATCTATGAAAAAGGGAATCAACTGATGGTCAAAATCGTGGCTTGGCTGCCGCGGCCAGCCAAACAGGGATTAACTGGTTATATGTCCGTAAAAACTGGTCCCGATTGCATTCTGATGGCCGTCAATGGGAAGGATGAAACGCTTTGGCGCTATAACGGGGACCAGATCCGCCGATGGGTTGCGGAACATCGAAAACAGTTGCAACGGTGGTCCGAAGATACAAAGGCGGAACTACGGCCAGTGCCGCCCTTCGCGGAACGCCGAAAAGAGGCTACCCAGAAGTTTTATAACCGGATGCATTCGGCCTGTCAGATGATTTCCGCACAATTGGCGTCATACGCTTGTGCGCGCCGGTTCGCGGAATTGCGGTATGATGATTCTGGCAAGTCCTACTGTGAGCAGTTCCAGTGGGCTGCCTTGAAATCCTGTATTGAGCAAAAGCTTGATGAAGTGGGGATTCGATTTGTCGCGAGCAGCAACTCGGAAGCAAAACCCCAAAAACCGCTCGCAACGGATCAAGTGCAATGATTGCATGCTTTGGGCACCCAGTATGCCCAGTTGCGACACCGGCAGAAGCGCTTGCCGCTCTGACCGCTCGCGAGAAGGCTGATAAACGCTTGGGATATCTACGGTTTGCAGTAGCAGCCCCAAGCGCAACCAAGGGAATGCGCGGAGGCGCTGGCTGGACTGTTTTGGCCGAGGCCCACAAGCACACGTTTCCAAGCGCAACCAAGGGAATGCGCGGAGGCGCTGGCACCTTGACCCCCATAGCGCTGGCCATCGCCATCGTCCCAAGCGCAACCAAGGGAATGCGCGGAGGCGCTGGCGGTCTCTCCACCGTCGATAGCCGAGGGTGGGGCGTCCAAGCGCAACCAAGGGAATGCGCGGAGGCGCTGGCTTATCCCTCGATATCGCGTGCTGTAGAGGGGAATTACCAAGCGCAACCAAGGGAATGCGCGGAGGCGCTGGCAAAACAAGCGGACTATGTGAGTTGTCAGCCCGGAACCCAAGCGCAACCAAGGGAATGCGCGGAGGCGCTGGCGTTTACGGTGATTGTGCGGGACCACCAGCCACTACGCCCAAGCGCAACCAAGGGAATGCGCGGAGGCGCTGGCAAAGACGAGGGACGTTAATCTGAGTCTCCTCGGCTTCCAAGCGCAACCAAGGGAATGCGCGGAGGCGCTGGCAAAGACGAGGGCGTTAATCTGAGTCTCCTTGGCTTCCCAAGCGCAACCAAGGGAATGCGCGGAGGCGCTGGCTCGGTGAACACGGAACTCGGAGGCGCTGGCATGGTTGCTCCGTAGACCGCTGTCACGCGCCTGATTCCAAGCGCAACCAAGGGAATGCGCGGAGGCGCTGGCTCGCGATCGACGACCACGACGACAGCGGCTTGGCAGTCCAAGCGCAACCAAGGGAATGCGCGGAGGCGCTGGCGGCGGGCCGGGATCGTTAGGTGCGGCTGAGCTTCGCGCCCAAGCGCAACCAAGGGAATGCGCGGAGGCGCTGGCACCGGCAATGATCTCGCCGTCCGTTCCAACGAGAATCCAAGCGCAACCAAGGGAATGCGCGGAGGCGCTGGCACTAACTCCCAAGGGAATGCGCGGAGGCGCTGGCAGCAATAGTCTTAAGCAAATCTGGAGGCGCTGGCAGCAATAGTCTTAAGCAAATCTGGAGGCGCTGGCAGTCTTCGTGAGCGGAGGCGATGGCTGATGCGTGGATGCGCTGGCGAGGCCGCGGTCCATGATCCGTTTGGCCGCAAGCTTGGGATGCACTGGCGACTTCTAGAGACTGCCACCAAAACTTAGCGCTTTTTTGCTTGCTTCCTTCTCAAAATAGCTTATGATAATACCTGTTAGGGAAAGAGAACCGAAGCAGGCGAGCTGAGAGTCCATGCCGTTTGCACATGAGCGGCACCTTGCAGCTTCCTGACGAAGCAGGCGTGCGGAGCAGGTTGAAGGCATAATCTCCCCTGACGGCCACGCGAAAGGAGAACCCACACATGCCGGTTAAAGCGTCTCCCATCTCAACAGAAGCACCGGCGCGCATCCCAAAATGGTCCAAGAACGATCAAGACTTCTGGCTAGACTACTTCCAGAGTTCGACGGATACTGTGCTCTCCGCAATTTTGGAAGATTTCGGCGGATGGCCAGACGATATTGACACATCAAGGCTCAAAGACCGCCTGAAGCAAGGCGTACGTCTTGCCGCAGAACTCGCCGATACAGCCGTAGAAGAAGCCCTGTATCGAGGATGGGTTCAGAAAAGTGTAAGGAAAGTAGAACAAAGGAAGCGGAGAACCTGATGAGTTGTTTCGGGCCTCTTCAAGGCGGCAAACCAAAATATGGGGAATGCGTCTATTGTTGGGATGAAAACTGGGCTCGTGACCATCACTTGTTTTTCGAGCCACGCCAACGGATGATTGGGCCAGTTTGCGGCCATCGACTCCATGCACCTAAGCATGTCATAAAACCCCATCAGCAGTTTCTGCTTAAAGTTGAACACTTAATATCCTAATATCCCCATGACACCATATTCTCAACTTCGGACCTTACTCCCCAGAATTGATCTGACACAGGCAATTCCGTTACCGATGCCATTTTCGATGTTCATTGAGGTGACAAACGTATGCAATTTCAAGTGTACCGTTTGCCCTCAGTCATTTCCTGACTTTGGAGAGCGATCCGGTTATTACAAGCGGATGAGTGCGGAGGTCTGGACCAAGGTTGTCAGTGATCTTCAAAGATGGCCAACCCCATTGAAGGTCCTGCGATTCTGGGGGACCGGAGAACCTTTACTCCATCCCGGCCTGAACGACATCATCATTGAGTCACAAGTATTGGCGAATCGTCTGGAATTGACCACAAATGGGTCACTCCTGACGTACGATTGGCAGAAAAAATTGATTTATAGCGGCCTCCATTACCTCTGCGTATCCGTTTATGGCACCACAGAAGCGCAGTATCAAGAGGCAACAGGGGACCGCGCGGGGCTGGGATTCATTCTCCGCCGAATGGCCGCATTTCGGGAAGCACGGGACAAGTCAGGACGAGAGACACCTTGGATCACGGCACGCTTAACCGTCGCGAATCCTGACCGCGATGCCTTCGAACAACAGTGGAGTTCCATCGCCGATGATCTTGTCATCGAACCCCTTCACAGTTGGGGACAAGACTTTGTGCAACTCGGTACAAATCTGAAGACCTCCAAGACTGTCTGCCCCAAACCATTCACGGAACTCGTGGTACATGCGAACGGAGATGTTGTGGCTTGTTGCGCGGATTGGGACGGGCACTTGCTCTGCGGAAATATTCTAGCGGAAAGCCTGCAAGACATCTGGACTGGCCAAAAGCTGAAGCACATTCAGGAATTACACCTTGCGGGACAACGTTACGAACTTGTAGCGTGTAAGGACTGCACGCTGATCTACAAGCAACCTGATGACTTGGACTCGTTATTGAAATGACGGGTGCCACTCTATTTTCTGGGATTGGGGCACCCGAGGTCGCACTGCCATGGATCAACTGGAGGTGGTGCGCTGAAGTTGAGAAGTTCCCATCCGCAGTCCTGAAAGTCAGGCATCCGCACATTCCGAATTTAGGAGATGTCACCCGTGAAACGTTCCTTGAAGAAGCAAAGCGATTCGGACCAGTTGACCTTATTGTCGCTGGCCCACCTTGCCAGGACTTCTCCGCCGCTGGCCGAAGAGCAGGACTGGACGGAGCGCGTGGCAACCTGGCACTCCGATTGGTTGAACTTGTTGATGCACTACGGCCCCGCTGGCTGCTTTTCGAGAACGTCCCTGGCCTGCTGTCCTCCACTTCGCACCCTTCGCCAAATTCGTATCGAAACTTTCTTGCTGAAGGACGAGAAGGGGAGTTTGGTTATGAAGCAGACGAAGGAAGCGACTTCGGATGTTTCCTTGCCACACTTTCAGAATGCGGGTATTTTGGAGCTTTCGCAAGTCTGGACGCTCAATACTTCGGGCTGGCGCAACGGCGGGAGCGTGTGTTCGCTATATTCCATCTTGGAGGATGGCAGCCTGCCGCGGCGGTACTATTTGACCTCGAAAGCCTGCAAGGGAATCCAGCGCCGTGCCGAGAAGCGGGGAAAACAATTACCCACGATATTGCAGGAAGCCTTGCGAATAGTGGCCGGGGCCTGAACGCTCATCCATCGCGAAGAAATAATATCGAGTCAGAAACGTTCATTACCGTTCCAACTCTTGACGCAAGTTTTGCGCGCCTTCAAGGATGCAGTGGGCAAGATGCAGGACACGGACACGGGCATCTCGTGGTTGGAACGCTGGCAGGAAGCGGGGCAGGAACAGAGAGATCGGCAGGGCAGTGTAACGAAGTAGAGTTTTTGATCCTAGAAACCCTTCCCACAATGCAGCACGAAAGCGGACACAAGGCAGGCCACAACGCGCGATCAGGACACACGAAAGACGCGTATATCGTCCCCGCTCCAATCGCCTGCTTTAAAAACGGTCAAGGTTCAAAGGCTGGAGGACTCGGATACTCGGAAGAAACGGCACCGACTCTCGGAAGCGCTCAGTCCAGAACGCAGCAAGCTCCGGCACTCCTGCAAAAGATGGCCGTTCGCAGGTTGACGGTAGTCGAATGTGCAAGGTTGATGGGATTCCCAGATACGTTTTGCCACATTCCATGGAAGCGCCGAAAGATCGTAGCCGATGAAGCGGCCTACTTACAGAGTCACGGGCTCGAATGCTGGCAAGAAAAGAACCAGTGGTACACGAGAGTTGCGGCGGATGGTCCGATGTACCGAGCCTACGGAAATGCCATAGCAGTACCCGTGATTCGATGGATTGGAGAACGGATACGGCAAGTGGATGAGATCAGGGGTGGAAAATGGATCGACTGGATTCTTGACCACCGAAAAGGACATTGATGAGCCTTCCCGCCGTCCCCGATTTCCGCGACAAGCTCATCTCTCTCGTACTTGACAGTTTACCCTCGCCCGCTTCCAAGCAATCCTACAAACAGGCCCTTTCCCGCTTCCTAGAATGGTTCGCAGTGAATCGCAAGGGGGAAACCCTCACCCGGAGCGCCGTGCTGCAATACCGGGCTTCCCTGCTCGAAAGCGGGCTATCCAGCGCAACCGTCAACCTGCATTTGGCAGCCGTGAAGAAATTGGCACAAGAAGCGGCCGATAACGGGATGCTGGCCGCCAATTTGGCGCAAGGAATCTCACGGATCAAGGGAATCGCGAAAAAAGGGGTCCGGGCCGGCAACTGGCTAACGGTGGGGCAGGCAGAAGACCTGCTCGAGTGTCCGGATGCCTCCACGCTGGCCGGCAAGCGCGATCGGGCGATCCTAGGAGTCCTTCTGGGGTGTGGGCTACGGCGCCAAGAAGCGGCGCGATTGAGCTTTGCCCACATTCAGCAACGGGATGCCCGATGGGTGATTGTGGATCTAGTAGGGAAAGGGCAGCGGGTGAGAACGGTTCCGATGCCCACCTGGGAGAAGTTGCTGATAGATGATTGGAGTTCCGCGGGGTGTCTGTCGGAGGGAATCGTCTTTCGTGGAATCAATCGGGGAGATCACCTGCACTCGGTTTCCATGACCGCACAAGCCATCTTTGACGTGGTGAAGAAGTACTCGGAGCATTGTGGATTGCAGGTGGCTCCCCATGATCTGAGACGGAGTTTCGCAAAACTGGCGCACAAGGGGAAAGCGGCACTGGAACAGATTCAGTTGAGCTTAGGGCACGCTTCGATTCAAACGACAGAGAGGTATTTGGGAGTCAGACAGGATCTGACGGATGCTCCCTGTGATCATTTGGGGATCAGCATGGGACCAAAGGCGGGATGATTCCAAGTTCCAGAGACCGCTTCAGGGCTGCTTGGCATCTCGTTTCGGCTTTCTACCCTGGATCGTGTTTCAGTGAAGTACTGTGCATCAGAACGTGAACGGGCACCCTCACTCGAACCGATGTCCGTAATTCGCAGATGTCGCAACCTATGACTTTGCAGGGAGGATGAAGCTGGAGAAGTCCATGAAAACAACGGCGCAACATGTCCTGATTCGAAATCCGCTCTCCTTCCAGCTGTTGTTGTACACTCTGAATTTCTGCCCGTGCCATTTTTAGATGTTTGGATAAGTCGGCCTGTTGTTCCAGACGCTCTTTCATGTAGGTAATATCCTGCATGAAGGCTTGGACACCAGCACCCAAGGCCACAGCTCGCGATGTCAACTCATCCAATTGAGCGGTGTCCTTCGGTATTTTCTGTTTCGGTCTGAAGATCACATCATCCAAGATGCTCATAACTTATGCAGCATCATGCGCTCCCACAGATCCGCTGGCAAGTAATACGGCTCTACCTCCGCCGTCTGATTGTCAGGTCGCTCGTAGCATCCTCGCCGAACCCGTCCGAGTCGCCGTCCCATTTGATGCGCCAATGATAATCGGCGATGAGTCGCCGTACCTCGCGCCGGCTTTCATCGCCGGCCTCTTCGTCGCCGGCTGGATCACTGACAGAGAGGTGGACATATTGGCCGAGGTGATCCCCGAGGATCGTCGGGGTGTATTGTGCCTGTTCCAGCTTTTCTACTACCGCTTCTATTGTCATATATTGGCTCTCCTGCCCGTTGGTGGCGGGCTACTTTCTACTCTTTTAGTATACACAAGGGGAGTCGAGTGTCCAATAGGGAACTTCCCTGATAACGGTACCAACTTCTCTCTTGACATTCTCTCTTGACAAGGGGAGCTTGCGGCCGTTACGCTTTGCGTCGTGCAATTGATTGAGATGTCATGCGGTGACGGAGACCTTTTGCTCTCGATTGACCTAAGTTTAAGCCACGCCCGGATCGCGGCATGGACAATCGTCCACCCCGCTGGTGATAGAGCTTGCTCTGCCTCTTCCGCTGTAACGCATCTTCGGACACACAAAAGCTCTAAATCCGGTCCGGTCCAGATCCCCACATAGCAAGCCGAGGGATTGACAAAACTCCACCAGTGCCGGTATCGCTCAGGCCGATTGCTCCCCAGATACCATACATCGTGCCAACCATACCGTTCCATAAGGCATTCGACAATCATGATCGTAACCACGACCTGTAGGGGCCTACCTGAGAACCGCGGGTACCCCACTTTGAGTGAATCCGTTACCATTGGTGTGACATCGGCAGTTCTGGCTAGTGCGGGTGTATTCTTCTGCCGAGAAGGAACGCCTCGGCAAAGTAAACCCACGGCTTTTGTGATTACTCATCAATCAGTTCTTTCATTTCTTTGGTCCATCGGTCATCCATGATGGCCGCTTGCTTACGGTGCATGGTCCTCACCCTCCGTGCATGAACTCGTAGTCTCCAGGCGATCCATTCTACCGTATTTACGTACCCATGGCCGAACAGGATCACCAGAAGCCAAGCCGCCAACAGAACCCCGAAGCCGAGCAGCACAATCATGGACTAGCGCTCCCTTCGAGGTAGAGCCGCGCGGACTCGGCATCTGGGAACAATTCGAAAAGCTGCGCTTGGAGAAGTGTCATTGCCATTCTCCTTTCCTCCGCCGCCTGAAATAGGGATTGCTGAAGGCTTGAGCACGCTTGTCATATCCCAGTGTACCCCACTGCACATTGACAGGTTGTCGGGGAACAATGGCACTTGTCGCACACCAGCCGGTTACCGCACTTACAGAGATCTAGGGATTGAGGCGCAACGCCAAAACGTTGAGTCCGCTGTACGATCATTGAGTCAGCAACTTCAGCGCACCATTTCGCGTACTCTGCAGTGTGGCCTGGTGCGCGCTTCATGGCTTCGACTGCCGCGGCATCCCAGAAACTTCGGTATTCGGATGTCATTTGCGTGGTCTCCATATCCTTATAGTAAATCATCGTACGCACGTTTAATCCATCGGGAACATCCCCGATATGGGTACGAAAGGGCTTGACAACGTACGTACGTTGGGTATAGAGTTTCGTAGAGGACCATCACACACCATGATTCACCTGAGTTTAGCCGGGTTCACACCCGAAGAATGTTACGAGTTGATGTTGATCGGTTTGAACGCTCAAAAGGCGAAGATCGACAGCGAAATTGAAGGTCTGCGCCTCCATCTGTATCCCAAATCCAGGCCTTCCACAGAGCACCGGGAGTACATCGAAACACGCAAGAAAGCAGCCCCACCCAAGCGCGTCATGAGCAAGGAAGGCCCTGCTCGCATCATTGCCGCTCAGAAGAAGCGGTGGGCTTCACAACGGGCGAAGAAAGCACCCGCCGCCAAGAAACTCCCCGTCAAAAAGCAGGCCGCGAAGAAATAGAGGCTGGCATGACTGTGAAACCGAAGTCTTGACAACGTACGGCGATACCTCCCCCGAGATTCAACCGCTTCCCCAGCATGTAATGCTCTATATTTGGGAGCGTTGATCGTTCATGAGCGGCTGGGGAAGCGGTTGAATCTCGTCGCCGCTTTCCCAGCCTTGAAGGAGCCATGCCCAAGAAACCTTCACTCGACTCTACCGTTTCCTCTGCGATGTCCATGCTCGCAAAATATCGCTGGCAGAATGTTTCGAAAGCGAAACGTCGGGAGATTGCTCTCAAGATGGTAGAGGCACGGAAGGCGAAACGGAAAGCGAACTTGAAGCGGCAAAGAGGCCAAGAGTATGGAAACAACAAAGATTCTCCAAGCCCAGGTCGATAAAATCACGGAGGGCCACCGGCGATACCAAAGTGGCAATCGAAGCGAAAATCGGCGGCGAATATACGGTCACTGGGACCGATGGACACGTCGAAACATACAGGTGCCTGTCTTTGCTGCGGAGAGACATCGAGGACGCAACTCTCGACATCCTCGGCATCGAAGCACAGCGCGATTTCATCAGCAGTTACCGCAGTGCGCAAAAGTCCGATTTTTTCGGAGTCGAGGCGTAGTCCATGAGCAAAAGCACATCGATTGAGGCGTTCGGTTTGCCATCGTGCCCGATGAATCTTTCTCCAAGATAAAAACATCGTCCGTCAGAAGATACAAACCTAGTTTTAATCATCCTTCCACCTCTGTAATACTCATCTGAGATCGGCTCGCAATGGCACGTGAGACGTTCCGGCTCATCTGCCGGAAATAAGTATCCTTAAGTTCTGCCGCAATTGCGCGGCGCCGTTCCTGCAGCGCTACGTACGGTGTGCTGCCAATCCCACTAAATGGATCCAATACCACGTCTCCTGGGTTCGTCCACAGTTCGATCGCACGTCGAATCACCGTAAGTTGCAAAGGGCAAATATGGCGGCTATCGTCTTCATCTCGTGCGCTCTGTTTCTGCAGTGTATCGCTCGGGTCTATGTCAAACCAAACGGGAGAAGCATACCGTTGCCACACGTAATGAGAGTACTTGTTGGTTCGCGCGTCACAAGTCTTTTCCACTTGCGGCTCTTCGGCAGACCCGATATACCGTTGAAATCCGTTGCCTCTCCAGTCTCCTGTGGACCAGTAACCTCCATGCTTTACGGGCTCGGGGTTCTTCCCCGGTTTCCGCATGACCACAAGATAGTCTCCGAGCCCTTGCCGACACATGGCCGAGTCGGTGACAATTTGCTTGTGCGCGAGCCCTTGCGCGTGCGTCCTTGTGGCGGCTTGCAGGGGATCCTTCCAGATCAGCACTTCGGAATGGTAGATCATGCCATGAGACTGCCAAGCTCGAATTAGGTCACCGCGGAAGTCGTACAGGCCGATATACCCATGCCGTTCGATGGTCAGGGGCAGGTTCATGCAATGGAAGGCCATCAGCCGTCCTGGGATTAACACCCGGACCATTTCTCGAGCCATGTAGTCCATGTTGGCGAAGAATTCTTCCGGCGTACGGACATTCGACATGTCCTCAGTCGCATCGGAATACGAATAAAGGTTTTGGAACGGAGGGCTGTAAATCGAAAAGTGAACCGAGGAGTTGGGAATACCCTGCATCACTTGTACGCAGTCTCCATGGTACAGAGCGTACTCTTGAGAGATGAGCTGGTCTATTATGTTCACTGGAAACTCCGCAGAAAGTCCTGCTGATCTATAATTGCCTCTGTGTATTCCTTATCGGTAATTGTTTGTGTTTTTCGGAGTGTCCACCTCTCTGAAGTAACGGCACGGTTGATAACCCGTTTGAGCATGGCCACATTGATGCTCCCAGACTTTTCCGTTCCATCGCCAAGTGGCAAATTGGATTACTCCAGACATTGGCATCATCTCGCCGCAACCTGAACAGAGCCAGATTCCACTAGTATAAAATGGATCACTCGGAAGCCCTGGATGCCACATCGCACGAACGACCAAGCCGAGAGTAAACCCAATAAGAAAAACCAGTGTCACTAAAAAATACGTCATGCCGCTTCCTCTTCCGTTTTCAACCACTCAGGGACTTCCATCTCTTTCCGATGTTCGTACTTCGATGCTTTACGGAAGTGTTTCAGTTGCTCCTCCCGCATTGCAACGTTCATCTCGGATCTCAGCTCAATGTGTTGCTGTTCTTTCCGATGAAACGCTTCGAGCACGGGGCCTTCTGTTTCCGCGGTTATGATGTGCGCGTGGACTTCGTGTTCTTGTCCATATCGCCAGCAACGAGCCATGGCTTGATAGACCTGCTCGAACGAATAGGACAGACCAACAAATGCCATGTTCCAGCAACACTGAAGATTCAGACCAAAGCCTCCATACTTTGGCTTTAATAGAAGCCTCTGAACCTTCCCATCCAGAAAGCCAAGTAGCCGTGTCTCCCGCGTTTTGTCCGTCATACCTGATCCCCGGATCTCTACGATATCAGGAACGGCGGCGTTTACTGCATCCGCTTCATAATCCGTATTGCACCACACCAGCCAAGGCGATAACGGATCTGCCGCGATAATCTCAGCGACCTTCGCCGCCCGCGCCTTACACGTCAAGCGCATTTCCTTGTGCAGTCCAGTGGCACTCATATCAGGCACTCGAAACAGCATTCCATCAGTAGCAATGGAGGTATCCACAGGGACTAAGTGCTGATACACGTGGAGTTGTGGAAGATCATACCCGGTGTTCTCGTAATCTCCTAAATCCGATGGTTTGTCGAAGGCCACTGCCCAGGAGGAAACAAAGCGGAAGAACGGTTTCTTGGCGTGACCTTTAAGTATCCACTTACCTGTGTCGCCGCCGTTATGCTCGAAAAACATGGCAAGCATGTTCGCTCGGGTCATGGCATCCAACAACTCGCAGTGGTTACCCAACTCCACGTAATCGTTGGGAGATGGGGTAGCCGTCCCACAGAGTTTGAAGGGAGTTCTTGAGAGTCTGTCGATCAGGATCTTGGTAGTGTACGCATCGAAAGACTTAATGCGAGAAGATTCGTCGCATGCTACGCCGAAGAATCGCGTAAGATCAAACTTATGCAAACTCTCGTAGTTGGTGATGTTGATTCCTGGTTTTACGCCTGTCTGATCGTCAGACAAGTTAACACTCTCATGAAACTTTGGAGCTTCCTTGTGAGCGAACTGAAGGGCCACCGCCAGTGGAGCCAACAGAAGTACGTTCTCCTGGGTATGCTCATACACTAGTCGCAACCATTCCAGTTCGATAAATCCTTTCCCGCTACCCGTAGAACCGAATACTGCAAACTTGCCGGCCTTCAACGCACGCTTCACCACCCACTTTTGAAAGGGCTTCAACATGGGATTCAGTTGAGAATCCTTGACATCGAAGCCGCAAGCAGTAGCTAAGATACGCTTGGAAGCAAGAAAGTCGGAGTATAAGAGATCAAGCATGGTCCGCCACCCGCGCTTCGATGTCATCCCTCTCATTCGTCTGCGCTGCCCGCTCCAGGACAATCTCGATGGCTCGCAGCCGAATTCCTGCGGGCACATTGCCGTCCAGCATGATGCTCAACAGGGTCGTCACGGCGGCGCCGGATGCCTCTTGCAGCCGCGCATTCGTCTGCGCTGCCCGCTCCAGGACAATCTCGATGGCTAGCAACCGAATTCCTGCGGGCACATTGCCGTCCAGCATGATCCTCAACAAGGTCGTCACGGCGGCGCCGGATGCCTCTTGCAGCCGCGCGATCGATTGCAATTCCACAGTGGATGGAGCAGGTAGTGGTACGGGGCTTCCGTAATCCCATGCATTGAACAATTCAAAGATGACATTGCGCGGCTTCAGCTGGCCTGCCTGTGTCGCGTCGAAAATCTGCGCATCCCACTCTCCGTATCCGTCCCAATCGTCCGACCGTCGCGCATCCCGAAAGGCAAGCGTATCATCCTGAACTGCGAGATGAACAGCATACTGTTTTTCGAGAAGTTCTATCTCACGAACAAACCCGAGAATCCGCCGCCGCGCCTCTGGGCTGATGGTGGGCTTCTCGCCCTTCTTCCGTTTGGTCATAATTTAGTAACCTCTTTTTCTCTTCATGACACAGAAGCCTCATCTCAGTCTGGTAATCGACCATTCCGAGAAGATCAAACGCCAAATCCTGTTTCTGAAAGTGTCTACTTAATGAGTTCCCCATAATACGCCAGCGGCACCCTAACCAGATAGGCGCTAGCCGGATCAGAAACTCATGTTCGAAAGGAGGCATCAGTACTTCTTGACCGAACTTTTTGTATTCTTTGCTTCGATGTGGCATAGTCAACTGGTTGCATTTCACTCTACCCACCGAATCTCTTTGATCGAACACAGCGGATATATGAGCGATACGACAGTTGCACCTACGCCGGTAAGCATCAACACAGCCCTTCCTGCTTCAGCATCTGTAATGTCGGGGAGGTGGCCATAATACGACACTATTAAATCCTCTCCATCTGAAAATAAACGGGGATGCCGAACCGGACTGAAATCGATAGATCCTTCCAGTTTACGAAAGAATATACGAATCACCGTGTCACCTCCCATCTCCAGTTTTTCTGAAGTACTACACTCTCCCTGCAATGTGGGCAA